GGGTCATAGTGTTCTAGTATTAGTTGATCAAAGTGTAAATTATCTTTTATCCATACAGCTAAGTCTCTGTTGTCCATGCCGGGGATTTCAAAGTCTACTGCTTCACCTTTTGCATGTTGACTGTCTGAGCTAGAGCCTATGGCCTCGCATAGTTCTACGCTTCTGTAGCCTGATGACGGTGAAAACGGAACACCAAAGTGATCTCGTATCGGTTGTAGTATCTTCGCACATACCCTTTTTAGATTCTCTATGTGAAACAAATCGGGTGTGTTGTCTATGCCTTTACGTGTAGCAACGCTGCTACGGGTCAGTTCGTTAAGAGTAAAGTTATCTGAAAGACGCATATTTACCCTCTCAGTTTTCCGATTGACTTTAGGCCAAAACTTGCGGCAATACTTGCAAGTATTCCATATGTTAGCCATTCAGGACAATCCTCCCGTAAAAACTTAAAACCCTCTGCAATGTAGGGTTGTAGTGCAGGAATGAAGCAGGCAAAAATAAGTGCAATAAAAGTTAAAGTCCATGCTTCATCTTTCCACGAGTCTGCGGAAGCAGACATAGCTTGTTCTTCCCAGTTTGCATCAGATTGAACCTTTTTAGTTTTTGCTTCTATCTTTGCAACTTCTAGTTTTTGTTTGGCTTGTGCTTTCTCAGCACGGTTTTTCATCCAAGATCCTGCAAGATTAGCAATAGGACCAATTAACGATTGTATCATTTTTAATCTTCTTCTGCGTATAGATTGTCAAATATCCTGTTTACGTCTAACGTGTAGTCTAAATCGCTTTTAGAATAGTGTATGTGCGCTGACGGCTTAAAGTCTGGTGCGCCTGTACCTGTCTCAAACCAAGCAGGGTGTGTGACCCTTACTCTGTTGTTAGGTAGTGCAACGATATTACCTGTCCATTCTCCAGCATCTAGAAGCTGCAGGACGTGGCTTTGTTTGTGTTGCGCGGGATCATCTGCTATCTCACTCTCTGTGTAGTCCACAGTGAATAGATACTTTGCCGGAAACATCTCTCCGTCTATCTTAGCGTACCACGGACAGGGCGTTGCTCTGTCTAGCACGTACACAGCATGATGGTGTGAGGAACAGTCCCACGGTTGGGCATCATGCACAGCCATCGGTTTAGGCCATTCGTCCACCGGGACATCTGCCATGAGCGCAGTGATTGGCATACGTGCCCACATCGCTCCACCGTGTACTGTGTCTTCTTCTTCGTCTTCTGCAGCAATACCCGTAAATATAACTTGAAAGCTTAAACTGCGGCAGGGCATTGTTGTGACTGCTACAGCCATAGCATGAAGAAACTCTCCATGATATTTTTCGTGATTGTGCGTGTATTCCCTACGCACCCAGCACTTAAAGTGCGGAATATTGCTTTGCAGATATGCCATTAAGACTTAACGAGTTTGTATCCTTTAGCTTTGGCTGCAGTACGGATTTGTGCAAGAGTCATTGCTTTAGACTTACCGCCTTTACGCATACCCTTGCTTTTCATGGTGCGACCACCGTTACGCATACCTTTGCTTTTCATGGTGCGACCACCATTACGCATACCTTTGCTTTTTTTCTTCATTACCATTTTAGGTATCTCCCTGTCAAGTTAACATTTCCATCTACGACGGGCTTGTCTTAGACGGCTGTTTGGATTTTTGGCTGCTTTAGGAAACTTTTTCATTTGTCCAGCAGACCTTGCACAATAAGATTTACGACGGGCAGCACGAGCCTTTGTGCGAGGCTTGTCTTCTGTGACTGCTGTTTTAAGCTTACTACCGGGATTTTTACGCCTGTACGCAGCTACCCCAGCCTTTGTCATACCTGCTCCTGACTTCGTTGACCGAAAGTTCTTCTTAGTACGAGCAGGCATTTTATCTTTTTTACGCGCAGCCATTCTTGCTCCAAAGTTTTAGCAGGTAGTTCTGAACAACTGATGACTTAATAATCATGTCCTTGTTGCCAGATTTTAGCGCATCGACAGTTATAAAATACATCTGTTTTAAAATATGACTTTGTTCATAGCTAACTCTACTTGACATCCAACCTATCATTGCTTTTCTAGATCCAGATGTAACTTCGGTTATTTGATGAGGGTAGATGATAGGAAAGATAAGTATCTGTCCCTTTTTAATATCATAGTTTATTTCACCTATGTCATTTTCTAAAACAAACTCCCCACCTTCGTATTCATCGTTTAGGCAGAGAGAGAACCCATAGTCAAAAAAGATGTTTTTTTGCTTGGGCACAGCTTTAAAACTATCTACATGCTTGTCGTAATAATCTCCTTCACCGTACTCGTTGTAGAAATTTAACGATACTCTTTTAGGGGAGATTACAGAATCTATGAAAAGATTATTGTGTATCTTTGAAGTTATTAACGAGCGTATATCGTCAGGTATATTCGTAGATTCTTTATTTTTTTTAATGTCGTATTGTTCAGAAAGAGGTTGACTGTCAGCACCATCAGTTAGTTCTGACCAGCCGTCCAAGCATCTCTGCACTTCTTCATCATTTAAAAGTTGTATAATCATTTATATCTCCAAGTTTTCACTTGAGTATATCTTTTAATACAAGACAGTCAAGGGGGCAGGGCTTGCCCACCCCCAAGACATCTTATTATGTACCAGTTGAAACTGTAGCAGATTCAACAGGGTTACGCGAAACGTCAACACACACTGCGTGTACGCGGAAGCGCATAGCAGTTGTTCCAGACGAACCACCATCCAATACAGTTACCTGTACAGTGTCTGCGGCAGTAACAAGGTTACCACCAGCAGCTTTCAGGTTGAATTGAATGTCGGCGGCAGCGTTGGATGCTCCACCATCTACAAATGCGTCAACATCTGTGGATGTGCCAATATCAATAGTAATTTGAGCGTTACCAGAAGCTTCAAGAACTTCAAAGCAACCACCAATTACCATCGTATCCGCTGGTAGATCGACCAATTGAACAATATCGTCGCCCGCAAGGGAGGTATTGTCAACTGCATCGTAAACAGGTGATGTAATCACGTATGGACGAGAGATATTGCCGGGATGTCCGACAGTACCACCGCCAGTTACAGTACGATTGTAAGTAGCCATAGTTAAATATCCTCCTATGCGAAATCAATGACACCGCGAACAACAGCTTCTTGGCGCAGAACTTTGCTACCAAAAACATGAAGGCCACGAATGACATCTGAGAAAGATTCAGTTGAACGCACCACTTCGGTTTTGGCGATGTGGGACGCGGTTGATACGGCTGACATGTGGCCTGCGAGAACTACGTTCTCTGAACCATCAGTGGCAAGCGTAGCAGAAGCATCGGTCAGGGTTAGCTGATCGGTGCCACCTGTGCTGTTAAGCGCAGTAGATTTGTAGCAACGGAAGCCAGCAAGAGTGCCGGGAGTTGCTAGACCGTTACGAAGATTGGATGTAGCATCTCCAGTTACTTGTACTTCTGCGATTTTGTTACCAGCTTGGAACATTTTTTCGTAGAAGATTGGAGGTGCAACAAACCAGCGGTTTTCTTCGGGCACGGACTGGTCGTCAAGCAAACGAGCCATTGCAAGCATCATGTTGATACCTGCGTCGTCTGTTTCGACGTTGATTGGAGCGTTAGCCGTTCCAAGTGTGCCTGCAGCGACGGTGTTAGTCAGAGTCGTGCCAGAAACGGCAGACGCTGCAATGCCAGCACCGTCAGAGATGGCTTGAAGAACTGTAGCGTCATACTTACGCTTCAGGGCAAATGCACCAGAAGAGGTGGCAAGAGCCTCGAAGTTTACGTGTGACTGACGCTCTTCAATGTCGTCAATTTTAAACGCAAAAGCGTTTGCTTTGTCAACAACCAAAGTGATTTGGTCGTCTGCCAGATCCTGCGGATTGACAACGGCACCACGAGTATACTGTGATACAGTGACGGTTGGTTCTTTAATAATACGAACCGTGTCGCCAAAGTTCTCAATTTCACCAGCGTAATCAGTGTTAGTAATGTCCTCAACTACTGAAGCACGACGGAAAAATTTAAGGACTTTTTGGCTAAAGATTTCGGGTAGGAAATTACCTGACGGTAGATTTGCATACCCTGCTGAAGCTGAAATAGCCATTTTATTATTTCCTTATAAATGGTTAAGCGTTAAAATCAATGCGCCCTTCTGCTTTAGCCTTATCAATTTCTGCTTCCATAGCTTCAAATTGATGAGGTTTTAAGCGGCCTATTTCAGAAGCTTTCCAGACACGTTGGTCGCCATCACCGTTACTATTGACTTCACGAGTCCTTGTTTTAGTAACCGTTTCAGCGGCTGCGGCGTTTGAGTTGCTTCTTTTTTTCTTTTTCAAACCAGTATCAGATTTATAAAGATCAATGACACGTGCGGCCCACTTAGCGTCGGTGTTATTATTATAGATACCATCACTTAGTGTAGACGGTTGTTCATCAAGCCAAGCAGTAAACTTGTCGTCACTGCGGAGGTCATCAAAGTCCTCGTGATAACGCAATAGCTCCTGATAAGCTTTTTGAATTTCCATGTCTTTCTCACGTTCCCGCAACTTCTCTACTTCGCCACGAAGCTCAGACGTTGTGCTGTCTGCCTGAAGCGCGGATACTGTCTCAACAATCCCGTAGACATCCGGGTACTGTTCTTTGAACTGCTCTAACTCTTCCATGCTCTTTGGAGCCTTGAGACGAGTGAGAGTATTCAGTTCAGATGAACTTTCTCCTTGAGAAGCGAGTTCTGACTTTTCGTCTTTCCACTCTGCCAGCTTCGCATCGTAGTGACGTTTTAGGTCATCATATCGTTTCTTGTAATCTACTTCTTCTTTTTTGCTGCTAAAGCCTTGTTCTTCGGGAGTAGCCTCTTCAGAGGGGTCCGCTTCTTGGGCTTCTAGCTGTTCTTCATCGTCCTTGTATACGTCTTCTTTGTATGCACCACGATAAAGGTTAGGATTGTTAATTGTTCCAAAGGAATCGTTTGGTTTGTTGGCGCGGTGGCCTTTTGCTTTTGCCATGATACTTCTCCAGTGCAGGGCCAATTAAGGGTAGCTGCTTCGGTTAGTTAAAGACAGGGCCGTTGGCTACGGGTAGCTGTCCTATTTCTTAGGGACGAATCCCTGAGAATCTTGTTGCTTTTTATAAGCAGTTTTTAATTCCTCATCTAAAGCGCGTATTGGAGGTAGTTTTGCGACTTCTGCGAATACAGCGTCTGCAATAGGTCGCGCTCTATCATCGGGAAGACTATTAAGACTCATAAAAGATTTGTAAAAAAATCTAGGAGTAAACCCTTCTTTTTTAGCTATTTCTTCACTTTCAGAATCAATTAAATTTTTTATAAACTTTTTCATATAAGCCATTGTAGCTTTTGATCCGTAGGTGCTATACACATCTTCAACAAAATCTTTTAATAAATCAGGAGCTAACTCGTCTTTGTAAGCCTCGTAAGTTCTACGATGAACATCTAAATGTAAAAGTCTTCCACGTTCTTTTTCTGCTGGTGTTGTTCTTACGAATTTAAGATCGCCCTTGTCGTCTTTTTTGTAGCGAGTTAAGGGTATTCCAACTAGTTTTTGATGTCCTTTATGCAACAATTCATGGAACATGGTTGCGGAAACGTCTATAGGATCTTTTTCTTCGCCATACGCTCGTGTCAATAGTCTGTCTCCGAGAGGACTTTTTCTATTTGTTCTTGGCGCAATGTATTGGCCTTGAGAATCAAAATCAGGTCTACCTAAAGTTTTTTTACCTAAAAGTTGTGCTTCTAAAATCTCTTCATCTTCGTAATAGTTTCTTTGTCTTCCTCCTTCAAGTTCTTCAGGAGTTAATGGTTCGGATGTAAAGTCACGTTTTGGATTTTTAAACCGTATATCTCTTATTATTTTTTGTGATAAAATCTGTCGCGCTTCTCCAACCCCCATATTTCTCATTTCAATAAACTGACTTGGAAGTCTGCGTTGAGAATCTTGAAATGCAGCACGTATAACAGGGTCATTATTAGACCTGTTAATCATGTCAAATCCAAATTCTATATCCGCTTGTTTTTTAGCAGAGTCAGATATTGGGTCTATTTCTTTAAGAAGATCTTGTTCAGTAG